AAAAGAGACGGGTCCAAAGAGGATCTAAACCTAGATAAACTCCACAAAGTAGTTTTTCATGCTTGTGAAAGTATTTCCGGGGTAAGCCCAAGTCAGGTGGAAATCAAGAGTCACATACAATTTTATAACGGTATAAAAAGTTCTGATATCCAGGAAACTCTCATAAAAAGTGCCGCAGATCTTATCTCTGAAGAAACACCAAATTATCAGTATGTTGCTGGCAGATTAGTAAATTACCATTTACGGAAGCAGGTATACGGCGTATTTGACCCTCCGTGCCTGTGCGAAATAATTCAGTCTAATATCGATAGAGGTTTTTATGATGCCGACATCATGGACAAGTACACCAAAGCAGATTTCGATGAAATAGAAACATACATAGATCACAGTCGTGATAACGATTTAACCTATGCAGCCATGGAACAATTCCGTGGAAAGTATCTAGTGCAAAATCGCGCCACTGGGGAAGTATTTGAGACTCCACAAGTAGCTTATATTATGATTGCTGCCACTCTGTTTTCAGATTATCCCAGGGATACGCGCCTTCATTATGTAAAAGAATACTATGATGCAATCAGCAAGTTCGATCTGAGTCTGCCTACGCCTGTCATGGCTGGGGTAAGAACACCACAGCGACAGTTTAGTAGCTGTGTGCTGATTGAAACCGATGACTCACTGGATTCAATCAATGCAACTTCAAGTTCCATCGTTAAATACGTTAGTCAAAAGGCTGGTATTGGGATTGGCGCTGGCAGTATCCGTGCCATTGGTAGTGCTATTCGCAACGGGGATGCTACTCATACTGGTGTCATACCATTCTATAAACACTTTCAAAGCGCCGTTAAAAGTTGTTCCCAGGGTGGAGTTAGGGGTGGAGCGGCGACATTATACTACCCAATATGGCATCTTGAAGTCGAAGACCTCCTTGTACTTAAAAACAACAAAGGAACCGAGGATAACAGAGTAAGGCACATGGACTATGGTGTCCAATTTAACAAGTTAATGTATCAAAGACTTCTTAGTGGTGGCGATATTACTTTGTTTAGCCCTGCTGATGTGCCAGGCCTATATGAAACCTTCTTTAATGATCAGGATAAGTTTGCTGAATTATACGAGCGAGCAGAACGCAACACACATATCAGAAAAAAGACTATCAAGGCAGTGGATTTGTTTAGTCAGTTTGTGCAGGAGCGCAAAGATACTGGTAGATTATATTTAATGAATGTGGACCATGCTAATACACACGGAAGTTTTGATGAGAAAATTGCACCAGTGCATCAGAGCAATTTGTGCTGTGAAATAGATTTACCCACAAAGCCCCTGACGGATACCAATGACACAGAGGGGGAAATAGCCCTGTGTACATTAAGTGCTATAAACTGGGGAAACATCCGTAAACCTGCAGATTTTAAAAACACCTGCGATCTAGCAGTGCGGGGTCTAGATGCATTGTTGGACTATCAAAAATATCCAGTGCTAGCCGCAGAACTAGCCACACAGAAGCGCAGACCCCTGGGTATCGGTATTATAAACTTTGCGTTCTGGTTAGCCAAACACGATAGCACTTATCAGAACCCTGACTTAGATTTAGTGCATGAGTGGACAGAAGCCTGGTCATACTATTTAATCCAGAGCAGTGTGCAACTTGCCAAAGAGAGTGGGGCATGTCCAGGTAACAAAGAGACAAAGTACGGTATGGGTGTGTTGCCCATAGATACATACAAAACAGAGGTGGACGAATTAGCCGCACCCAACTATAAAATGGATTGGGATACGCTTAGAACAGATCTCATGGAGCATGGTATTAGAAATAGTACGTTGATGGCACTTATGCCTGCTGAAACATCAGCACAAATTTCAAACAGCACAAACGGTATTGAGCCGCCCAGAAGTTATGTGAGTATCAAGCAGAGCAAGCATGGTGTACTCAAACAAGTAGTGCCACAGTATCACAGACTAAAGAACAAATATGATTTGTTGTGGGATCATAGAAGCCCCGAAGGCTATCTTAAAATCTGCGCAGTATTACAGAAGTTTATTGACCAGGGCATTAGTGTGAACACTTCATACAATCCCGAACACTATGAGGACGAGAAAATTCCCATGAGTGTGCTTTTACAACATATTGTAATGTTTTATAAGTATGGTGGTAAACAACTCTACTACAATAATACCTATGACGGACAAGGCGAGATAGACGTCGACAAGTTTGATGCGCCAGAGCCAACTACAACAGTATTAGACGATGAGGACTGTGAGTCCTGCAAAATATAGATCTGTTATGTTTTTACTCTGTCCCTGCATCCGATAAGTAATCACACAAACACAAGGGCATGTCCAATGAGCACAGTATTTAATACCAAAAGTAAAAAACACCATACCGAAAGCAAAATGTTCCTGGACGGTGGCGTCAATGTACAGCGTTATGATACATTGAAATATCGCACATTTGATAAACTCACTGACAAACAACTGGGTTTCTTTTGGCGGCCAGAAGAAGTTGATATCGCCAGAGACAGCAAGGACTTTAAGGATCTTACTAGTCACGAGCAACACATCTTTACTAGTAATCTAAAACGACAAATCCTCCTGGACAGCGTACAAGGACGCTCCCCCAACCTTGCTTTTCTGCCTCTAGTGAGTTTGCCAGAGTTGGAGACATGGATTGAGACCTGGGCGTTTTCGGAGACTATACATAGTCGTTCATATACTCATATTATTCGTAATATATATGCCGATCCCAGTAGAATTTTCGATGAAATGCTGAGTATAAAACAGATCATGGAGTGTGCCGACAATATCAGTCACTATTATGATGATTTAATTTCTTATCAGGACAGTGATGCACACGGTACATATGAACACAAAAAGGCATTGTATCTGGCAATCATGGCTGTAAATATTTTAGAAGGCGTGAGATTTTATGTGAGTTTTGCATGTTCATGGGCATTTGCTGAAGTCAAGAAGATGGAAGGCAATGCTAAGATTATCAAACTTATTGCGCGTGACGAGAACATCCACATGGCTAGCACACAGCAAATGCTCAAGCTCCTGCCCACAGACGATAAAGACTATGCAAAGATTGCCAGGGAGTGTGAAGCAGATTGTATCGAAATGTTCATGAACGCCATAGAGCAGGAGAAGGCCTGGGCTGACTATTTGTTTGCAGATGGATCTATGATTGGCCTCAATGCAGAATTACTCAAGCAATATGTGGAGTGGATTGCGGCCAAGCGTATGCGAGCAGTGGGTCTCACCGCACCCTATACCACTACAGCGGCAAACCCATTGCCCTGGACGGAAAAATGGATACACGGTGGAGAGGTACAAGTAGCTCCACAGGAAACAGAGATCACTAGTTATGTAATTGGTGGTACAAAACAGGACGTCACAGAAGATACATTTAAAGGAATGAGTTTATAATGCTAACAGTATACACCAAGAACAATTGCGGCTTCTGTATGATGGCCAAAGCACTGTTAAACAATCACAACATGGCGTACCAGGAAGTAAACATAGAGGATGATGAAGATTTAAAAATGTTTATGATCTCAGAAGGACACAGAACAATGCCTCAGATCTACCAAGATGCAGAGTTATTCGTGGAAGGTGGATTTCAGGGACTCAAAGAATATTTAGACAAAGAAACCATAGACACAACACAGTTAGGTGAAATATGAAAAGCACAGAAGATTTAATAGGTGAAATCGTCACCATTCGCACTATCGTAGGCGAAGAACTCATGGGCAAGCTGGAAGGTTTAGCCTTAAATAAAACAATTCTAGAACTTCACGGGCTAAGAGTGGTAACACTGGATGCTGACGGGCAAATCATGATGCTACCATACACACTTACTGGACAGGATGACATTATTGGGTTGCCTACCAGGCATGTCCTTAGTATTGTACAAAGCATGACAGCTGCAGCCAAGGGTTTTCGCATGGAAACTAACGCAGAGCCCACTCCTGAGGGTCCTGCTAACTTAGGCGAAGATTCCTTTAGTCTATAAAGCATAAATAGTATTATGTCAATGATAGCAAAATTAGGGGGAGCGGGAACACTAGTAGGCGGTGTGGCACCCATTACAGGACCTGGCGCTCCCACAGTTATAGCTGAAGGAGCTCCCGTGAGTACATTATCTGATATTGTTGATCCCCACGGAGAACCCCCACATGCTAAATCAGTGATAGAATCAAGCAGCGCTACAGTAATTGCAATGGGTCGTGGAGTTGTTCGCATGGGCGACGTAGCCTCTTGTGGTCATCCAGTAATTAGTTCCAGCACCGTATTTGTGGGTGCATAATAACACGCCTGTTATCTATATCTACTTTTAATAATAAATACTACACTGGGAGGAGAGTCCTAGCAAAGTAGTATAACGTAGTATCAGGAAATTTAATTATGTCAAACAAAACACCTTATGAAATACGTCTGGATTTGGTTCGCGAAGCCAGAGAAATTTTACAAGCTCGTGCAAAAAATTCCGATGACATGCCCACTACTGAGGAAGTAATACAGGAAGCAGAAAGACTTAATGTCTTTGTAAGCAAACGTTCTGGGCAGGACGATCACCACAGATAATTTTTTATACCAGATTACAAAACGAGCCACTAGTGGCTCGTTTCTGTCTGTACCAGTTTTTGACACTTAAAAACTTTCCCCGTGTAAATATTAAAACAAGCCCTAGTAGCTCAGTTGGCAGAGCGCGACATTTGTAATGTCGATGTCGGCGGTTCGAATCCGTCCTGGGGCTCCACACAAATACATAACAAGGATACAGTAATGAACCGTAAAGAACGCAGAGCACAAGAAAAATCCAGTCGTAAAACTACAAAATCTCAAAGTACTGAAACTGTAACAGAAGCTACCTCTACTCCTGCGCCAGATACTTCTGGTAATTCAGACGATATTATGCACAAATTGCTGGATGCAAAAATTGAAGTGCCAGTGGGTTACCTCAGACAGCAGCACGTTTTTATTGCCACTCCCTGTTATGGTGGACAAATTGGTGAACCCTACTTCAGAAGTATGATGCGCTTGTGTATATTGTTTAACAAATATGAAATCCCCTATACTGTCAGCACATTGGCAAATGAAAGTTTGGTAACACGTGGCAGAAATACCTTGGTAAGTTTCTTTATGGAAAACCCCAAAACAACACACCTGATGTTTATTGATGCGGATATTGAATTTAACCCCGAAGATATTCTCAGAATGGTGGCATACAACAAGCCTATTGTTGTGGGTGCATATCCCAAGAAGGCTGTCAACTGGCAAAGTATCATAGATGCAGCCAGAAATGACAAGTATGAGGAAACTGCTGGTACTATCGAAGGTCATAGTTCCAATTATGTTGTAAACTTTGAATTTAATACTGACGAAAATGGTAATAGACTTCCACAGGTACAGGTTGTGGACAATCTAATTAAACTCAAGGATGCGGGCACTGGTTTTATGCTTATACAAAAAGATGTCATTCAGCAAATGTTCGATAAACACCCAGAGCTAAAGTATGTAAATGATATCAACGTAGGCAAGCAATATGAGCCCTTTATGTATGCTTTGTTTGATACTATGATTGATCCAGTAAGCAGACGATATCTCTCAGAAGATTATACATTCTGCAGACTCTGGCAGATGATGGGAGGTGATGTATTTCTGGATCCCAGAACTGGGCTCAATCATGTGGGACATTATACCTTTAAAGGCAATATCAGAAAGCTATTTGGCAATGAAAATGCCGCAACTCGCAAAAAACGTGAACAAGCCCTTAAAGAAACAGAAAATCAACTACTCGAAAAAACAGAGTCCAATGAAGCATCCGACAGAGAAAAAGCACTCATGGAAATGGGCAATAAGGACACGACCCCAGATGCAGCAGAGGCTAGCTAATGAATAAAATTAGTATTTTGTTGCCCACCAGGGGCAGAAAAGAAGTCATGCTTAAGAGTGTGGAAGGATTATTATCCAAAGCTTCGGATCCCAGTCGTTTGGAATTATTGTTGGGTATTGACGATGACGACGATGGCATACAGGAGTTTATCAAAGTAAATTTAGCTCCTGTGTGCAATAAACTGGGCGTGGAATGCAAAGCTCAGGTGTTCCCCCCACTGGGTTATGGAAAATTGCACCATTACGTAAATACTTTAGCCGCTCATGCCACCGGCGAATGGATGTTTTTCTGGAACGACGATGGTGTTATGGTTACCCAAGGCTGGGACAATGTGATTGATACATACAATGGCGAGTTTAAACTATTGGGTCCCAGAGATAATCATAACGGTCATCCCTATGCAATATTCCCAATTGTTCCCAGAGACTGGTTTGTACTCATGGGGCATCTAAGTCAAAACGCACAAAACGATGCTTGGCTTAGTCATATTGCATACATGTTGGATATCTTTGAGCGCATCGACGTTGAATTTATTCATGATCGTGCAGATATAACTGGTAACAATGACGACGATACCTTTAAGAATCGTGAATACAAAGAGGGAAATCCCGATGATCCTGAAGATTTTGGCCATACAGATCAGCAGAAAGCCAGAGTTCAAAGTGCTTATAAGATTGCTTGGTTCCTGGAAAAAATAGGCCAACCATCGGAATGGTGGAATAAGGTAGTAGCAGGTGAAGTACAACCTTTTGAAAAAATGGTATTCCCTAAAAACGTTGCTGGTGCTGGCCAGTTAGCCGCAAAAACGGTCGACTCTGCAGAAACTCTGACTCTTTGATTGACAAATTAAGCCCCCGATAGTATCATTGTATGATGCATATAATGATAGATATAGAAACGCTTGCTACTACTCCTGATGCTGTAGTAATGAGCGTTGGAGCTGTGAAATTTGATCCCACGTCAGAACAACCCCCCATAAACAAAACGCTATGGCGTCCTGACATAGACGAACAAACTGAGCGTGATCGCAACGTATCTGAAAGCACTCTGGAATGGTGGGCTAAATTGCCGCAACATATTCAGGATGATGCTTTTAGTGAAAGCGGCCGCATATCTGTGACAGAATTCATGAAAGAACTTAATCGTTACTGTGTGGGCGCAGATAAGATATGGTGTCAGGGACCGCAGTTTGACATGCTTATACTTGAGAACTTTTATCTACAGTGGGGTCATCACTTTGGCTGGCAATTTTGGCAGATCATGGATTGCCGTACATTGTTTCAGTTAATGCCTGTTGATCCACGCAAGGCTATTCAACAAGATCTCCACAGTGCAGATGCTGACGCATACTATCAGGCCTTGGGAGTACAGCAATCTTACCAACACTTTGGAATTAAATAGATGAATAATGCCATAAAAAATATTTTAGCCAATGTCAATATAAGTGCAAGTTACGATGTCGGTAATGATGAATATTTCAGAGAGGAACCCTTGCAATTGCAATCAGAATCTGATCCTTTTCTGTGCATTATGCTTAGTGGTATGTCCCCCAAGAGTGTGTTTGAAAACTATGATTATGCAGACGAAGATTTAATGCTGTATATTTTGGGCCCTGATGAAGTTGCTAAAAAAATATCCAACGGTGATAAATTGCGGCCAGCCGGCCAACATACTAAAATCATGGTGGATAACATCAGAGAATATTACACAAACAGATTGATAGAGGAAAAGTTAACTGGTAAGGTAAGATCTAACTCAGACTTCTCTACTGATCTCATGATGGCGTTAAATATTCGTGGGAGCATCGATCCCAAATATGTGGGACTTTATAACAAGCTCTGGGATATGTATGACAGTGATATAGCCTGGGATATGTTTGTGGATAATTGTAAAAGCGCATCAAAAAAGTACGATGTTTTTAATACCAGAAAAGTTGATCTTAAATTCTATACTTCAGTATATGGAGTCAGCAATAAAAAAGCAGGCTCCAGAAAACAAAATTATACCAGATACTATTTTATTGACAAGGAAAAAAACTTGTATGAGCACTCAGTGCTCACAAGTAGTCCCATAAAACTTTTTTTAGAGAATTATTTTCAAACTTTTAACGCTTCAGACAAGCCCTGGAAGAGCGTGCATATATCAGTGAGACAAACAGATTGTCCCGTTCCAATGTACAAGGATGAATTCATGTATTATAAGATTATAGACTGGGCAGGTCTTGACAATACTCAGGATAAAAATAATTACATGGATACTGACTTAAATCCTTAAAAAATGAAATCTAACCCACTGATTAATCACATTTACAAACTAAAGATCATGATGGTGGATCCCAGTGAATCAGGCTATGTTGCCTGGAGATACAAACAACAACTACTGGAAGCCAAATGGACGCTGGATGAGATACTCGATGATGCCCCTACATTTGTAGGGGAAGATGAGTGGATAGAGGAACAAAACACACTCAGAGCTTTTGATCAAATAAAAAATTCGACGCGATCTAGATAAATATATCCAGAGAGAGATATATTCAGATCACACAAAGGAGAATGACATGATCAAGAAAATCAACCCCGTCCTGCGATCTTTGGTAGCTATATTTATAGTTAGCATTTTAACCGCATGCGGTTCAAATCAAGCCAGAGACGATTATTATAAATCACTGGCCGCAACAGCGCAAGCTCAGGCCGATCAAACAGAGGCTAGGTATCGAGCATTAGCCACAGTAGCAAATTCAGGTGATCCTGGTGCCGCAACGGCTGCAACCATGGCCATCGCGCTTACTGGAAGTCAGATTGTACAACCTCAGTATATAGAGCCCACTGCTTTAAGCTGGGGTAAAGTATTAGCAATGCCCATAGCTACTTTGGGTGGAATGTTTATTCAGGCTGATGTATCCAAGAATGCTAGTAATAATGCCAAGGAAGTCCAGATGGCTAGCTATGCAAGCAATGAAGCTATTCAATTGGGTCAGCAAAACATGGTAACTGGTTTGGGATCGCAATGGGCCACTGGCGCAGCATCGACGCAGGCCGCGTTAGCCGATTTAGGCATAGCAGGTTTAACAGCTCTTAACACTGCTGGAGCACAAACTGTATCAGTCAGTGTTGCTGGTTTGTCCTCGGCAGAAAATATTGCGTCAGCAGGTCTAGCATCGGCTGAAAATATTTCCACAGCAGGATTTACATCCAACGAAAATATTGCTAGTTCTGGTTTTACTGCACTCGATAATGTTGCGACCTCAGGTTTTACCACAGTGGATAGTGTAGCTACCTCTGGTTTTACCACAGTGGATAGTGTAGCTACCTCAGGGTTTGCTACAGCAACCTCACTGGGAAGTGCAGGTATTACTGGCATGGAGACTATATCCCTAGCTAGCATGACAGATTTGGTTTCCATGGGCACAGCAGGCATGACAGGAATCGAAGACATGGGCACAACAGGCATGGCAGGTATTGAGGCCGTTGGTTTAGCGGGCATGACCGGTATCGAAGACATGGGCACTACTGGTTTAACAACTGCTTCAGCTTTGGGTGTCGCAGGTATTGATGGTGTTGAAGCCGTTGGGTTAGCAGGTATGACAGGTATTGAAGATCTGGGCACCACTGCCATGACCGGCATGCAAGGTGTTAGTACTGGATACAATACACTAATTACGACCTTGCAAGGATCCAGCAATACGTTAGTAGGTGATATCAGCACAGATTATCAAGCAGTCATAACAGAATTAAATGCAATTATTGACGCACTTGGTGGAGGTTAATATCATTGTTGCAAAAAATTATGGGGAGTGTTTAAACACTCCCTTTTTTGTCTTTAAAATCAAGCACTTACAGGAGCAACAATGCTTGACAGTTATTGAAAGTCATGTTACTATATAGATTGAATTAAAGTTATTTTGTTAGTAACCTTAACAAAAATTAAATTTTATTAGCCAGGAAAAGATTATGATCGTAGAATTTTGGTACATGATTGCGTATGTTGTGGGCACTGCAACTGGGTGGTGGTTAAACCGACAGAGAGAGCAGATAATTATACATCGTAGCGTAGATATACTTACAAAAGCACTAATTGATAAGGGTTGCGTAAATTACAAGATTTTAGACGACGGCGAAGTAGAAATTCTTACTTTGGAAGAAGCAGAAGCAGA